TCGGCGTATAGGGAATCGCCATCGCTGCCGATGTCGACCCCATCCGCTCAAAGGCCTGAACGGATTCCCAAATCCGCTTGGCCTGTTTCGGCGTATAGACTCCGATCTCTTTTGCCACGTTAGCCCCTTGTGTCGCAAAGCAGGGCTATCGAATAGATCGCTGGGGTCACCGCCGTAGCTGTCGCTGCATCGTTACTACTGATCGATAGGCGAACCTCGAGCAAGTCCCCTGGGTCGACGCCTGTTGCGTTAATCGTGAAGTTGTAAGCCGCCGCCGTAAGGCTGTTCATCGACTGTGCGGCCGTAGTTACCAAGTCCGATCCAAGAACCCCATCGGAGCCAACGTAGGCCTCCGCGTCGATCGTACAAGATGCGTCGGCAACGGTCGTTTCCATTTTGGCCCGGATCTGCAATTGGATCGTCTGGCCGTCCTCATAGTTGGCCGGGATTGGGATCGCCAAATAGAGCCGTCTGGTAGTCGCTCCAAGGGTCTTAACATTGCCCGCCGTGATTCTGGCTGGATCTGTCCCCCAAGTGCCTGTAACTAGCCCTAGGTCGTCGCTAGTTGCCGATGCCGGAAGGTTGGTTGCAACTGCATCCCAGGTCCGAGCTTGGGTCAAGGGGACAATCGATTCAGCAAGCACCCTTTGAGCTAGCTTGGTCGTCGCGATGTCGGCGTTCCCCGCGATGGTGTAGTTGGTAATCACCTCGGGGGGCAAAATCATTGTTACATCTGGTACGGTGGTCATAGTAAGCCCAATGCTCCATAGGGAAGGGAATCGTAAATTTTGAATTCTAGCCAATGGGCCTCGACCTGTTGGCCGTCGCCCTGCGGGATCTCGTAGCCTTGAGCGTCGAGCAATACCGGCCTGTTAGTCGGTTCGCCGCCCTTCATTGCTCGAATGATCTGCGTTTCATTGTTGCCAACGTCGACCCGCTTGTAAAACCCTTGATGCCGGACGCGTCGATACCATGCCCGCTCATTGGTTGTGCGGTACGGATAGCGGAATCGGATCTGCCCTGTCACTTCCCAATAGGCTAGCTCTGGCGTGACGACGTTGGACGCCGATAGCTTCATCAACTTCGCCGTCCCGGGAGGCCATCCAAGATACGCATCGCTGTTGACGGATCGACGGTATCGGGCCTGGACGTAAGGGTTAAAAAGCAGCATGTTGCGTTTGATCGATACGGTTTGATCCGGCAGGAGCGTCTTGACGCCCTCGATCGGTTCGCCGTTGACCGTCTGGATTGGCTTTCCGTCCCAGTCCTCGTCTATTTCCTCTTCGGTTTCTACGTCGTCCCAGTCGATTCTAGGGGCGGTGAACAGGGGGTTGTCCTCATTCTCGCTTGGCCCTAGTTCGCCGCTGTAGTCAATGTTTAGCTGCCACAGGATAAGGCTTTGGCGCGACAAGGAAAAATTGTCCGCAAAGGCATAAGGAAACTGATCGCTAAATCGATCGCCTTCGAGGATGCCCGTTGATCGGTAGCAATCGTACTCATTAGCCGTTGGCGTCGTGAGGATCTGAAACGCTCGCTGTAGCTTGATCGATCGCTTGCGGAATTTGTCCGTCAGGCTGATCGATGAAGTCGGCTTGGACCACATTTCAGTCACTTCGATTATGTTGCTCATCCAACAAACTCCAATTGTAGAGCGTCTGCCCCCTGCGGCTTGGATTGGTCTCTGATCGCTGCCGCAACGTCTTCGAGCCGTTCGACGGTCTTGAGCGTGTTGGCCGCAATGTCTTTCTGCGTGTCCTCATTGACGCCCCGCGATACTAGCCGCTGCTCGACGCTCATTAGCTGCGGTTTCTCGGCAAGCTTCTTGGCTAGTTCGCCCTGTTTCTTTTGCCGGTCCAATGCTGCTTGCTCCGAGGCGATTCGAGCCGCTGCTTCCTTGCCTAGCCCCTGTTGCTCAAGCCGGAATCGGTTCGCCGCCTCTTCGCCCTGTTCGAGCAATACTTTTTGCTCTTTGATCCGGCCGATCTCGCTGGCCTGCAAATCCGCGATCCGTTGAATCCTTTGGGCTTCTTGGTCGTCGTCTTTTTTCTTCGCGTCGGCCCGTTCCTTCTCTAGCCGTGTCGCTTGCTCGGCAAATACAATCCGCTTCGCGTTTGTCTCGTCGATACCTTCATCGACAAGTTGAGCCATGCGAGCCGCTTCGACGCCCTTGGTTAGCTCAAGGTAAGCGTAGTTGTTTTTCTTTAGCTGCGACTCGATGGATGCTTGCGTTTGCTTGGCCTTATTCGCTGCTTCCTCTTCGGCCTTTTGCTGCGCCTTGATTGCCTTAATGCCGTTAGCCCGTTCGCCGTAAACGTCTGCCAAAGCGACCTTTTGTTTTTCATGGTTGTTGATCGTCTCGACAAACTGATTGTTCTCAAGCGTGAGATTGTTAATCAGCTCTTCGTTCTCTGCTGCCTTAGCCATCTTGTCAACTTGCTCGAAGGCGTCCAGATATTCAAGCATCCCTTCGGCCCCGGTCCCGATGTTGGCCGATTCGCTCGTTAGCTTCTCGATCTGTTGCTGCCGGAAATAGAAATTGTCGTAGGCTTTGTTGATCGCCCCTTGGATTTCCTCGAATGCTGCGACGGCTTCATTCTGTTGCTTCGCCGGGTCTTTGATTAGGCTTAAATCCTCAAGCTTCTCTTTGAATCCCTTGTTTGCCGCCTCATTCATTCGAGAGGTGAACGCCTCGACTTCGGCTTGAGCCTCTGCGAATTCGTCTTTAACTTCCTGGACTCCGAAGATGGTTTCGCCAAGAGCCCTGCCAAGGTTGACCGACATAACGCCGACCAGGCCCGCGATACCAAGCTTGAACGCCATCGCACCCGCGCCACCGGCTTTCATCACCTCGGAAAACTGCCCTACCTTTTCTGTGATCGCCGCTACTCCGCTAGCTGCCTGTTGCAACTGCGAGCCGCCTAACTGCCCTGCTAGTACGCCGATGAACTCGGTCGATGCTTTGGCCTTTTGGCCTGTTTCCTTAACGCCCTTGACCGCGTTTTCGATGTTCCTAGATGCGTTGATCGCCTGCGCGGATGCCTTGTCCTCAGCTTCAATAACGATCTTGATTGCGTCCCCGGCCATCGCTTATTTCCGTTCCGCTTTCGCTCGTTGTTCTTCGCTCTTAAACCGCCTCGACGCCTCAATGAAACTAGCCGACTGATCCAACGCCCCGCCTGCTACAGGGGGTAGCCCCTCATCGAACAAATCGACCAACTCGACAAACTGAGTAAGTCCGCTGCAATACTGATTCGGGCATCCCTCGACGCGATAAACACCTTCTTTGCATTCGTCGCATCCTGTTCCGTTGCAAGCAACGCACTCGATTTCAATTGGCTCTGCATCGGTTCCCCTGTCCTTACATTCCTTGTCGCTGCAATGTAGGCAAAGCATTCCTTGCCTAATCATCGCCGCGACTCTCAGCCTTTTTTTTCGGTTGTGTCCATTCGCTGATTGTAGGCAACCAGCCTAAGTAACTCCCTAGCCTCAGTCAACGTGAAAACATCCTCGATAGCCTCGGGGCCAAACGGAATGTCGTTCATGTTTGACCAACCAGCAAGCACCTTTTTTAGTTGCTCGACGGTCTCGTTGAAAATCTGTTCGACCGTCACGCCGGGCCTGTGAATAACGTCAAGCACTTCGAGAACCTTTCGTTGGTTTCGCATCGATTGGGATCGGACGAAAAACGTAGGCCTCGATTCTTCGGGCTTGTCTTTGTCGCACTCTAGCCAAACCGGGAAACTCTGGTCTGGTTCTAGGAAAATTGGCATGGTCTCTCCGTGTTAGCTTGCTGCCGTGAAGGTAATCGAGCATTCTTGGTCTGCCGTCGAGCCGTTGCGGTTAGCTTGCCACTCGATTTCGTCGACAACCATATTCTCCCGGTCGGCTTCGCTGATCGCCACAATCTGAGCTTTTGGAGCCGCGATTGTAATCTTGGAATTCGTTGGCCCGTCGATGTCGAAGGTCAAAGCATGTTCGCTCAAATCAAGATACTTTCCGTACCGATCTTGAGTAGCAACTAGCTTGGCTTCGGGGTTGCCCGTGATCTTGACGATGCGGTTGGAAATAAGCCCGGCTTTGAACCCGGAAACGTCGCTAGAGTCCTCTCGGAGCAACATCGAGTTACCCGAATCGAGTACCATCGACTCCACCGCAAGATCAACGCTGTTCCAGGTCGTCACGCTCGAAGCAAATCGCAACGGGCTAGCCGTTGGGTAAGTCGGCGCGAGGATCGCTACGTCGGTCGGCGTATCCCAAATGCCGATAAATTCAAACTCGAAAACAACCGTTTTGCCGCTCATGCAATTGGCCTTGAACGTGCCAACGCATCCTCTGAGTGTCTTGCGCTTTCCGTCGATGTAGACCGCGATTGTGAGCGTCTTGACGTTGCTTCCTGGGGCCTCTGTGCGAGGGGTAAACACTTGACCAGCCTTGACCCATCCGCAAGCCGGCAGGAAC